GCTGACCCGCGGCATCGCCCGGCTGCCAGACATAATTGCCGCTGCTGTCCTTGAATTTTCGGATCGCCGCTTCCGTCTTGCGGTTCATCACCCAGCGACCATTGGCCCGGTAGCCCTGCTTGGGGGCATAGGCGAGGTCCATCAGCGCGTCGGAGGGATCGCTCGACGCGAAGGCTCCCGCCGCGCCGCTGGCGATATAGCCCAGATTGCCCCAGCTCCAGCTCGCATCCGCGACGGCGGTGTAATGCAGGAAACCGGTCGGCTTGTTGGAGCCGTCGCCATTCACAAACGCCGCTCCCTCCTGCTCGGAGAACACGATCTGCACTTCATCGGCCAGCCATTGCTCGATATCGACCTGGGAATCGTCGAGCAACACCTGGGTCGCGGCGGGCATCGCGTAAAGCTCCATCGCCGGGAAATCGATCGCCGCCAGGGTCGGGGTATTGGTCTGGCTGACAGCATCGGTCTCGCCCACCCAGCCCGAGGCCGCGCCGACCGTGGTGATCGGCTTGCGGTAAACGCCGCTGCCGATCTGGCGCACGGCTGCGATGGCGCGGATCGGGGACGCCTTGGCCAGTACCCGGTCGATGGTGCGCTCTATCTCCAGCGGCACGGTATAGCCGCCATCGGCATTGCTGCCCTCGCTCATCGCCTTGATCTCGAAACTATCGAGCCCGCCGGCATCGCCCCTGCGGACATAGCGGTCGAACGCCGCCTTGCGCTCCTTCAGCGCGGGATCGAAGGATTTCTTCTCGCCGCCCAGGCTGGGCCGCGCCGCCGCCAGCATCAGGGATTCGATCTTGTGCTTCTGCTCGTCCAGGACGCGACCGAGACGATCGACCTTCTCTTCGGCCAGCACATCGGCCGAACGACGCTCGATGTCCTTCAGGCGTTCGTCATTCTCCTGCTTGAAAGCTTCGAAGCCGCGCAGGAAGTCGTCGAACGCCTGTTTTATTTCCATACCCGCCGCTTTTGATTCCAATTCCATGATGTCTCCTTGCTAACTGCGCATCGCCGCGCCGGCTGCCCGCAAGACGCGCGCCAGATCGCTTGTCTGATCCCTGCCGCGCGTCCCGGTGGCCGTGACCCTCGAACCCGCGAGCAACGGGAAGGTCACGACCGAAATTTCCCAAAGCTCGATTTCCAGAAGCGTACGCGTGCCGGCCGGCCCGCGTTTGGCCCGCACGGTGCGAAAGCCGATGGAAAGGCCGTCCAGCGCCCCCTCCGCCAAAAGCGCGCGCACGTCGCGCGCCCGTTCCACATCGCCCACCAGCCGGCCGCGCACATACAGCCCGCGCGAATCTTCCGCGATCTCCTCCCACACCCCGATCGGGGCATGGGCGAAATGCTGATACAGCATCCGCACTGCGGCCGGGCCGCGACGGCGCAGGCTGGCGGCGAATGCGCCGGGCGCCACCACATCGCCCACGCCGTCGGGCACGCCGAATAGCGAGGCGTAGCCTTCGAATTCGTTGGCCGAGAGCGGCGTCAAACCGGCATGGGTATTCTTCCGCGCCAGCGGACGGCGCGCATAGGCAATCTGAACTGTCATACTCGTTCTTTCACCCTCCCCTTGAGGGGTGAGGAATAGCCCGCGAAGCGGGTGAGCAGGTCCAGTGGACCTGCGAAAATGACGAACGCCCTGAGCGTAAGCGAAGGGCCGGAGGGTCGAATTTGCGAAGCAAATTCGGGGAGGGGTCGCGCGCGTTAGCGCGTGTCGGCGCGATCGAGCGTGGCTTCAATGCGGTCGGTACTTTCCTTGATGCCGCGCACCTGTTCCTCCAGCACGGCCACCTTCTCGATCGCCGCCTGGTCGGAGTTGAGCGTGCGCTCCAGCCCGGCAATGCGCTCTGCCGCGCTGCCCGCCCAGAACAGCGCCCCCGCCGTCTGCAACAAAAAAGCCGCCACAAGGGCGGCCGGGATTCGGCGCTCCGGCTCGCGCCGGAACGGCTCTGACATCACGCTCATGTGCTCACATCGTTTCCCGAATAGGTGATTGCCGCGGGCTGGAAATCCCAGCCGCGCAACAGCGTCACCACCTTCTCCAGCGCGTCCTTCACCGTGCCGCGCCCGATCGCCGCCAGCATCTCTTCGGTATTGAGCGATGCGGTCGCCGCCTGGCGCCCGCGCGGGCCGGGCAGCGACAGAAACAGCGGCACGGAGCTCATCACGCCTGTCACCACGAAATCCTGAAACCATTTCTGGCGCACGATTTTCAGCGGATGGCCCACCAGCATCAGCCCGATGCCGGTGGAAAGTTCGAAATCCTCCGAAATGCCTTCGGTCTCGACATAGGCAAGTACGCCCGATTTGTCCGGCCGCCACTCCGGCCCGAAAATATCCACCGTCCGCCAGGCGCAGTAATAACTGCGGCACACTGGAAAGCGCGTCTCATAGATTGCGCAGCCCTTGCCGGTGCAATGTTTGCATTTCGATCCCGAGAGCTTCTGGATTTCCGGCTTGTTGATGGTGGGCCATTCGCAGCAGACGGTGCAGTCCCCACAATCTCGTCCCGGAACCAGGGTCATACCGTCCCACATGCACGGAGATTGACAGTTTCTATAACGTGTCGCCACCCTCGACCGGCGAATAGCCGGCAGCCTGGCGTTTCTCGTTGACAGTGAGGAATGCCGCGTCGTTCAGCTTCGCCCAGGTCGCCTCCCGCGCCTCGGCCAGGGCAGGCACTGCATCGGGGTCATAATCGAGGCGCAGCCCCTCGCCGAAACATGGTCCCAGCCAGCGTGTCAGGCTGGCGGCGGTGCGCGCCACCAGCGGCAGCACGGTCTGGCGCCAGAAATTCAGATTGGCCTCGGCATAGTTGGAGAATGTGTTGTCGCCCGGAATGCCCAAGAGCATCGGCGGCACGCCGAAGGCGAGAGCGATCTCCCGTGCAGCCACCGCGCGCGTTTCGGCGAAATCCATGTCGGAGGGCGTATAGCTCATCGCCTTCCAGTCCAGGCCGCCTTCCAGCACCATCGGCCGGCCCGCATTGGCCGCGCCCTGATAGGCGTCCTCCAGCTCGCGCTTGAGCCGCCCGAACTGGTCGTCGGTCAGCCCGGGCGCGCCATCAGGCCCCTTGTATATAAGGGCGCCACTCGGCCGCGCCGCATTGTCCAAGAGCGCCTTGGTCCAGGCGGCGCCCGCATTGTGCACTTCGATCGCCCCGGCCGCCACGGCAAGCGGCGACAGGCCGTAATAATCGTCCAGAGGATGGAACAGGGTTGCGTGAAGCACCGGCAGGAAGCCGCTGGCATCGCGCGTCAATCGTGTCGTCTGTCCGTCCACGGAATAATCATAGGCGGCGGGCCAGCCCCGCGCCCCTGGCACCACCGCCACGCGGTCGGGCCGCAGCACATAAAGCGCACGCGGCACGCTTTCCAAACTGACCGCCTCCAGATAGGAATTGCCCGCGCTCTGCAGGAAGGCATACCAGCGCTCGAACAGGCCTGGCCCATCCTCCTCCCGGTTGGGCCGCGACAGGAGATCAAGCAGCGGATGGGTCTCCAATTCGGCGGCGCCGGCATAGAGCAGCCACGGCACCGACGCAGCGGCGCTGGCGATCATGCGCACACAGCGATTCGCCACCGTGTTGCCCATCACCCCGATGCGAGCGAGAGCGACGGTGTCGCGCGGCGCCCAGCGCGGGCCGCCTTGCAGCGACAACGCAATCAATGGCATGCCGCTTTTGCGCTCACGCGGCGCGCGGCGAAGGAATTCGAACATCGTATCTCCCTTAGATCGTGCGCACGCGAGGGGCCCGGCGCGGCATCACGAATAAATCCGCCAGCGCCCAGACCAGCGCATCCAGGCGGTCCGGACTTTTGGCGCCACCACTCTTTGAATTTTTTTGGCCGTCATAATGGCACATCTGATCCTCAAGCTCCGGAAAGGTGCCGGCATGATGGACCCGTCCGCGCTCATACAGCGCGGCATAGGGCGCGGCGCGGGTCAGCTTGCCCCGCGAGGCATGCACCAGCTTGACGGGCGCATCGCCCCCTGCCTGTTGCAACACGCTGCGCACCATTTCGCCGCCCTGGTTGGCTTCGGCGATGATCGCATCGGCCTCGAATTGCGCGAAGGCATCCATCGCCCGCGCCGCCCAGGCCGCCGGTGTGAGGCCGCCCGCCGAACGATCCGCCAACACATAACCATCGCCATTCCCG